ACTGGGATTGCAGCTATCCCTTATAATTAGTTGTTCAGGTATTTACCTGGGTACTAGAACTACCATTTTCTTTCCTGTTTCAAATAGTAAAGCCCATTTGGTTGGAAGGAGTTTGCCGAAGACTCATGATAAGGCCCTCGGAGTACCAGAGGATTTGGTACTAGCACAAAACACTCTTCACATGTTGAGTGACCTGAGTAAGATTGCTACGGCTTTCACGTTACTGTTAAAGGCCTATGTTTCTTGTCGAGAGAACTTAGTCAGTAACTATTCACCCCAAGGTGTCATCGAAGACAACAATGTTGACGGAGATGCTGCACCAACAGATGTATTGCAACAAAATGTGCACTTTACAGATGATAATGCAGGCGAAATAGATGATCGAGGTACTATAACAGATCCTCTTCGCACACAATTGGAAGATCCATTGCTTGCTTTGACAGATTTCTTTAAGAGACCTGTACGCTTAGAGACTTCCCCACTTTTGTGGGATGTTTCTACAACCGCCGATTTTAACATTACGTTTGATCCGTGGGCTGTTTTCTTTGAGAACAAGCGCGTGATAAACAGAATCTCTAATTTTAAGCTGTTAAAGGCGACAATGCATGTTAAATTTGTACTGAATGGAAATGCGTTCTATTATGGTAGAATGTTGGCCAGTTATAGGCCTTTACCAAATTTCGATTCAACTACAGTTTATGTTCCTAATAATTTTGATGATAACGTGGAAGCTTCTCAGCGTCTACATGTATATCTTGATCCTACAAAATCAGAAGGAGCATCTTTGGTGTTGCCCTTTTTTACACCATTGAACATGCTCGACATTGTCCAGCAACAATGGAGAGACATGGGTAGAGTAACCCTGCAAGCCTTGACACCTCTGAAGCACGCGAATGCTGGGGTTGATCCAATATCTATAACTACCTTTATTTGGGCAGAAAATGTAGAATTAGTTGGTTTAACTCAAGCAAATCCTGGAGCAGGAGCTCTGGTGCCTCAGGGTGTAATTGAACCACAAGGCGAAGCTGAGGGTATTATATCCAAACCCGCTTCAACGGTAGCGAAAACTGCCGGTATTTTGAAGCAAATCCCCATTATATCTTCTTTTGCAACAGCAACGGAGATTGGGGCTCGTGCCATAGCAACAATGGCAGCGATCTTTGGTTATTCCAAACCACGCACAGATAATTACCAAGCGTGGCAACCTATTTCTCGCCAGTCAATGGCAAATTGTGATGGGTGTGAGAATCTACTTACACTCACGGTGGACACAAAACAGGAATTATCCATAGATCCAACAGTAGCATCTTTAGATGTTAATGATGAGATGACAATCACGTCTATAGCATGTAGAGAATCGTTACTGACAGCATTTGGTTGGCCTACCGGTGTAAAAACCGAGAAAATGCTGTTCAACATTGTGGTGGACCCGTGTGTCGTAAGACAGTCAGCGTCTGGTTCTAATGTACCCATACACATGCCAGCCTGTGCCTTTGCAACTTTCCCTTTTCAATATTGGAAGGGAACTATGCGATATAGGTTTCAGGTTGTGTGTAGCGGGTATCATAGAGGACGTCTTAAATTTGTCTATGATCCATATGGTGTCCCCCAAAGTTTGGGACAACCATCTGAAACAGAGTATAATGTTGCTTATACTCAAATTGTTGACATATCAGAGAATACTGATTTCACTATTGATGTAGGCTGGGGACAGAATACTCCTTTTAGGAGACATATTATGTTACCTCAGAATCAAGGTTCAACGTTTTCACC